GCACCGATGAGTTCACCGTTGGGACCATAATTGAAACCACTACGACCAAAGCGAGTGGTAACGCCTACAGGCCTAAACTGAGCGGATTGCGCAGCTTGCTGTCCTGCTGCCTGAGCAGCATCAGCAGCTTTGTTAGAAGAGTAAATAGAACCGAACAGTCCTAAGAGATCGCCAAGCATTAGTAGGTTCCTCCGTTAATAGTTCCTGTGTAGGTCCCGGATACTGAAAGGTTATCAAAATAGGTGGTACCCGTGAATGTAGCATTATTTATATCTGCTTTAGAAGCAATAGCAGTAGAAATAGCTACAAATTCAGCATCAATTTCAGTTCCCTTGACCTTCTTAGCAGCGTTGCCCGTTGCCAGGGAATCCTTAACTGCAAAGTTAGTAGTCTTCGTGTAGTTGCTCATGCTGTCTTTCCTGTCTTAACATAGATGTCCAGTTTTTGGATTGAAATTGCATTGGTATTTACTACAGTCTCTAATCCTAGCTGAATAACTTTTCCTTGGCCGCCAACATTAACAGAAAGACTGTTCAATGACGAAGGAGTAAATTCAGCAATGCCGTACTCTGCAACACCATACTCAGAGGGCACACCGGCAGGAATTGAGAAGGAACGGTATGTAAAGTTATCTGTGAAGTCGTAGCCGATGCTCAACGACATTGAATAACCTTCACCCCCTACAATAACAACACCAACTTTCTTAAGAATTTTAATAGCAGTGGGGGCACTGAAATCAAAATAATTAGTAAAGTATTTCATGTTATAGGTGCTGGTATTATCTAAGTACCCTACATGATACCCAATATATCCAGCAAAACCCATCAACAATTCTTTGTCTTGTGTGTAACAGAAGGACTTAGGAGAAAGTCCCCATGATGTCGTCCTAGCTGCTCCGTTCTGTAGCATTGTACGCATATCGAAGCAATATGTCAAGGACGAATCACTAAAAGATAGCAAATAAAATGCTTCTTTTTCAGAGTAGACTGCTTTGATGTTTGCAGCTACTGATCCAGAAATTGTACCAACTAAGTCATCTCGAATATTAGAACTCAAGTCACGCATTGGTGCTGATTTCTCTTGGATCACCCGCATCAAAGAACGTACACCAGTGTCCGACAAGAAGATAACATCGGTGCCAGTGTTGACCACTGAATCCCTAGCAATACAGCCGACACCCGTGATAGCGTCCTGAAGACTCATTGCAGCAGGATCTTGAGGATTGCTGTAGATCAATATCTGTCGTTTACCAAAGACAATCAGGAACCCGTTATGGGCTGCTAAGGCAGTGATCTCATCAGGACCAGCAGGCCATATCTGCGTAAGGTCTAGAGTACCGCTAGAGCCTGTACTAAGTACATAACCTAACAGAAGATCAGAAAACTGAATAAGAGACTTGTCAGTGGCTGTAGCTGCTGACCATATACGACCATAAGCGCTAATGGCACAAGCAGAAGACTGCACAGTAGCCACGTACCCAGACTTTTCAGACACCCTGCGATACGTCACAGCAGACACAGTGGGATCGAAGATCAAGGGATCATGTCCTGACTGATATAGGTACAGAATGTTGTTCAAGGAACACATCTGCCAGTGACTGTCGGAGATTGTCGGCGCTACACCGCCGCCACCGTAAGTCAACTCAGACAGAGTAGACCCAACGAGCTTGAACAGCTTGTTGTTTCCTGCTGCCACAGTATAAGCAGTGCCGTCTTCAGTTATTAGCTGTCCGATGCTCTTGACATCAGCAGTTCCTAATGCAGCCAGCGTAGAGTGCTTAGGGAGCCAGCCTTTACGGGCACCAACACGACCAAACTTATCAATTACACAGTTCTCAGCAATGGTTGCAAAGCCTGACTCCAAAGATACTGAACTCTCTTGTGTGTTCAGACCTAAGAAGCCAGGAGCCGCTACGGTATTAGTTAAGAGTTTTGCAGTCATTAGATGTCCGTCCAGACAACATCCTCATTGTACCTGTTACGTTCCAATGCGATAGCATCAGCCAGTGCAAGACGGTATTGTTGATAGAGTTCCGCAAAAGGTTGTCCTGAGTCCTCACCACGCTCTGAAATAGCCTTAGCATGCGCTAAGAGTTCTACTAAATGCGAAGGAACTTTCAGCACATCTGTATTAGAAGATAAATCTGTTTGAGGGACTTTTAATTCAAACCGAAGACTATATACATCATCTGGTATAGGCCATACTTTTACAATAGTGTCGTCACCAGAGACACCATCGTATACATAGTACTCAGGAGCCTTACTCACCGTAGGACTAATATAGAACTGACGATTCATCCATGCTCTGGGGGCTTGATCGAGAGCGTAGTCGCTGGTATCATTAAGAACATCGCCAGTAGTAAAGCGCTGCCCGGAGCCTGTTAAAGTATACGAACTAGTGCCAGACACAGTAGGGATTACAATAGTCTGTGACAGGCAGTTCCAATCATGTGCGTCTTCAACTTCTCGTTTAGCGTCATTGACTAGAATACCAATAAGACTACTATAAGGAGTGTCGGAAACACTAGACACTTCGTTTTCCCTAAGTCTTACAAGTACATTGTTAACAAGTTGTAAGTAAGTAGAAGACATTTTTATTCCTTTGTCTCGTTTGAACTATCACAGGTCCGTTGTGTTAGTTGACGGGAATGCACGACCAGATCCCCAGATGATGCGAACAGCACCACCGCCACCGGAAGACCCGGCTTGGTTGCTGCCGCCAGCGGTTGCCGAGTAACCACCGCCACCACCACCGCCATAGGAGCCCCCAGCGCCGAGACTCGATCCCGAAGTTCCTCCAGAGCCTCCTCCGCCACCTGTAGGAGTGGCTCCATTTGTGCCCCCAGAGCCGCTGGTGGATTGGCCTAAAACACCAACACCACCGCCCCCAGCGCCTGCACTGCCATAGGAAAAACCACTCACGGTGTTATTGTTGGCTGCCCCGGTGTTAGAGCCGCCACCGCCACCTGAACCCCCTGACCCAGCAAAGCCGCCCCCGGCCCCGCCGATACCGCCATAAGATCCAGCACCGCCACCACCGCCGCCGTTAAAGACGCTACCGTATGTGCCTGTCACCGAGGCACCCGCACCACCACTACCTCCTCGGTTTCCTGTGCCCACTTCTGTTGTCGCTGAGCCACCACCAGCAGCCAGACACAACTTCGTTCCGCTGCGGTCCAGATATGAGTCACCGCCGTCGTTACCGCCGTTGATCAGGACGCTGGTAGACCCAGTGCCACCAGAGCCAACAAACACGGTTAGGGTTTCACCCGGGGTTGTCGAAATCGAATTTACATAGCGAAGATTACCACCTTCGCCACCATACCTGGAACCGCCGCCTTCACCGCCTCCAATGCAGACGACGTTGATGCTGTAGACATCAACCGGACAAACCCAAGAGTAAGTACCCGGTGTCAGGTATGCCTGTTGTCCTAGGGCACCAATTGCAGAGGTTACTGAAGAAAACATTGTATGCCTTAAACTGTGTAGTTTTGACCGCCGTTACTGCCGTACCAGTTAGTACCGTCGGCAGTGAAAATATATTTATCCATCTTGCTTGCCGTAGCTGTGATGGAGGGGGCAGCATTATTGGGCCATTTTACACCAGCAGGCCACGTTACAGTTCTACTACCCGTACCGTCTTGCTTGAGTAGAATCATGAAAGATTTACCAGCAGTAGCTGTAGGGAAGGTAAAAGTACAGTTACCTGTGAGTGTTAAGATGTGAATGGTGCCACTTGTCAGACTGATCGTGTAAGCAGTACTTGTATTGGCGGTATTGACTTTTTCTTGATAATCGCCGTCCAACGTAAGTACTTTGGGATTAGTACCAAGTTCAACGACAGTACCACCGGAGTTTTTAGTGAAAATCCGCTTATCAGAGACATTAACAGCTAACTCACCCTGAACAAGATCCCCTGTTCCGGGCACAGCAGCAGCAGTGCTACTATTCTTTGTAATCAGTGTCGCCATTTAACCTCCAAATTTACCTTCATACCATTGTTGCAGTGGGGTTGCTACGTCTCTGGGAGCCGCAGGCATATAAGTATTGTAATACTGTTGAATTGCTTTGTAATAGTCAGCGTTTCCTACAGGAACAGGCGTTGTCGGGGCCATCGGGGCAGTTCCTCCACCACCTCCTGCGCCGCCCCCAGAACTTAACAAACCTGTTGACGACAGATTAGTTAGAGCCTTCAGAATATCTGTTAGAGTTAAAGACCCAACCAATTTAGTAGCTGTATCGGCAGCGGTCTTATCCCCGGTTGTTTCTAAGACTTTATCATAGACAGTTGTTTGAGTTCCTGTCATCCCGGGGCCGTATTGAGCACCGGCATTGACCACAGCAGCCACATCTCCAATGGTTTGAGTTGGTTTATTTTGGGTAATCTCAACAACTTGAGTATCAGGGGCTGTCGGAGAAGCTACAGCAGTTGTTTCTGCAACTGGCGGCTGTACAACAGGAGGATTAACAGTAGCTGCAATAACTTCTGCCAAGTTGTCCTTAGGTGCTTCTGGAACTGTAACTTCTACTACTTGAGCAGGCTGAGGAGGTTCCACAAGGACAGGCTCAGTTGGAGCAGGTTCTACCGGGCCCGTAAGCTCAGCAATAACTTCTGTCAAGTTGTCCTTAGGTGCTTCTGGAGCTGTAACTTCTACTACTTGAGCAGGCTGAGGAGGTTCCACAAGGACAGGCTCAGTTGGAGTAGGTTCTGCCGGGCCCGTAAGCTCAGCGATGGCTTCTGCCAAGTTGTCCTTAGGTGCTTCTGGAGCTGTAACTTCTACTACTTGAGCAGGCTGCGGAGGTTCCGGTACTACAGGCTCCGGTGCGGGGACTGTAGGCTCTGGAATAGCCGCCAAGATGTCTTCTAATGTTACTGTAGGTTGCTGGCTTCCTGTCACGGTTACTTGCTGCTCTAACGGCGGCAAAGGAGCCGACACAATCTCAGGCTGTGGCGTCACCGCAGAAGGAATAGCAACTGCGTCGGTAATGCTTGTTTCAGGAGTCTGGGTGCCAACAGTTTCAATTACCTGCGCCGGAGGTACACTTTCAGGAATTACATCTTGTACCGGCGCTACAGCAGGATTTTCTACTGTAGGTGGAAGTGCTTGTACCGGCGCTACAGCAGGATTTTCTACTGTAGGTGGAAGTGCTTGTACCGGCTCTGCGGCGGGAACAAGAGCTGCTATCGCTTCTTCAAGTGCAGTAACGGGAGATTGAGTACCGGTAACTTCTACAACTTGGCTTGGTGGGACCACTTCTGTAGAAACAGGAGCAGTTGAAATAGGCTCAACGACGGGTGCCACAGAAGGAGTACTTACAGGAGGAGCAACAACTGTTTCTTGAGGAGGAACAATAGCAGTTATAATATCTTCAAGAGTTACCGGCTGTTGCGTTCCTGCAACAGTTATTTGCTGCTCAGCAGGAGAGGGCATGACGGCTGCAATCTCTGGTTGAGCAATACTCGCGGGGCTACTAAATAAGCCTGAAGGAACTACTTCTGGAACTGCTCCAGTAGTTGTGACAGTTTGCAGTCCTTCCGGAGTCGTAGTAACTGCGGCGGGCTCTACAGGAGCTTGTACTTCTACGGGGGGTGCCGGCTCAGCAGGAGAAGAGAATAAACTGCGGTTTCCTAAAGTAATCTCATCAGCAATTTGATCTACCGACAAACCAGAAGTAGCTGCGTCAGCAGCACCAATAGCAGCAGCAGCGTTAACACCGCTGGCTTGCAACACTTGCTCAATCTGAGCTGCTCCTAAGCCCTGTTGAGCTAATTGAGCAGCATCAGCAGCAATAAACTGAGCATCAGTCAGAGTAGAAGCGCTGGCTGCTTCAGTACCACTAAAAAGTCCGCCACCATAAGTGCCAACTGCGGACAGCAAAGCAGCCTTCAGAGGATCTTGTCCGGTTAAAGCTCCTGCGGCACCCGAGATCAAGGCATTACCTAAAATACTAGCAGCATTGCCTGTTAAAGCGCCTCCGGTAAGGGTACTTCCAAGAAGACCACCAGCGCCACCAGCAGTTAATGCAATAGCAGCCAAAGGTGCCAAGTCTTCTGCTGCTGTCTGCAGTATATCACCAAAACCACCTACTTCTTGGAAAGACCCCGTACCAACTTCTTGCATAGTCGGCGAATAGGTCTTATAGGTTTTACCTGGATCAGTCTCTCCTTGCTTATATGCAAGAATCTGTGTCAGCGGTCCTTGTTCAAATGTCTCACCTTGACCAGTAGAGTCAAAGATAGGCTGGTATAGTACACCATCAATAACTACAGGACTCCCTCCACCTTGAGAAAGAATCTGTTCTGCGGTAGGAACATCGTTGCTTTGCTGCGTTTGAGTAGAAGTCGAAGGAGCAGGCGTTGGTGCAGATACTGGAGGAGGCGAGAATAAAGTTTCAAATCGATTCGGAGAATAAAATAAACTATTCTCAGTATCCATGGCATAGTCATCCACCCAAACCATATCTCCTAAATTAGGATCATATTGCCACATTGTTATGCCTTCCTGTAGACTTCAAATGTATTGACAGCACTCATAATAGACCCTGATTCTGTTAGTATCCTAACTTCATCGCCTTCTTCAAGGACGACATACGCACCGCCATCAAACTTAATGAAGTTAGTGTGTGTTAATTGATAGGCATCCAGAATAATGATCTCAGTAGCAGTGCTCTTATCATACCAGTACACATCTACTGTCTTATTCACACCAGACGTATTGACAACATAACACAGATTCCAAAGAGCATAGTACCCCGTAGGAACAGTGTATACAGTTGTTTTTACGTTAGCTGCTAGATTGTTTCCTACGGAGTATTGTCTCATTATGCCCAAATCCTAAGAGGAGTTGTTGGTGAAGGAGATACGACATACTGGTCTAGCTCAGGAGCCTTTCCAATATGTCGTACATTAACATGGTAGCCAGGATAAGCCACAGGAACGTAATCCTCAGGCACCGGATCAGGCGCAGGCTCGTAAATCGTGCCGATCATGTCCACC